TATTTTCAATTTGAATTTGATCACTATCACATGAGTAGCAAGCCAATCACCAAACTACTAAAAAAGGACGTAGATTTGGAAGTTGATCTTGAGCCATATAATTATGTTATTTTGGTAGGTGCAGAGGCGGCCAAAGAATACGCTAAAATTACCTCAGTAACCAACTATGCGGGGCAATTAGTAAATGATAAATTTATTCCTATCAGTAATCCTGCTATGTTGGCTTTTAAGCCGGAGGGTAAACCTGACTTCCAGCGAGCAGTTGATAAAATCCACAAGTACATCGAGGGGACTCTGCGACCTGCTGCTGAGGGAGACTATCGCGGGATTGATAACACAGGAGAAGCAGTCGCCTTCTTCCAAGAAGTCCTTAGTAACGCACAGGGATACGTAGCACTAGATACGGAAACTACAGCACTTTATCCACGAGACGGGTATGTGCTTGGTTTGTCTATGAGTTATAAGTCTAAGCATGGTCGATACATTCTTACCGACTGCCTGGACGAGCACTGCATGGAGCTACTAAATCAAATTGTTAAGCAATTCAGCATTGTGTTTCACAACATGAAGTTTGACTACAAGATGATTAAGTATCACTTGGGGTTGGACTTTGATCGTAGCCGCGTACATGATACTATGGTTATGCACTATGTGCTAGACGAGGCAGATACCCACGGTCTAAAACAGCTGGCACTAAAATACACGGACTATGGCGACTACGATAGTGAGCTGGATGATTTCAAGAAAGAATACTGTGCTAAAAATGGCGTTTTGCAGGATGATTTTACCTATGACCTTATTCCGTTCGATGTTATTAGCCGTTATGCTGCAATCGACACAGCCGTTACATACGACCTTTTCCAGAAGTTTTGGCCTATTGTTCAGAAAAACGATAAACTACTCCATGTGTATAAGGAAATTCTAATTCCAGGTACACTGTTTCTAATGGATATGGAAGAAGTCGGCATCCCTATTAGCCGTGAGAGAATGGAGGCTGCAAATCTATATCTAGATGAGGAAGTGCAGAAAGCTAAAGAGGCAATTTATGCCTTTGACGAAGTTAAGCGATTTGAACAAGACACAGGAAAGATTTTTAATCCCAATTCTGTAATGCAACTGCGCGTTGTGCTGTTTGATTATCTAGGCTTGGAGCCAACAGGAAAGAAAACTGCAACCGGCGCTATTAGTACCGATGCAGAGGTATTGGAACAGCTGTCGGAGCAGCACCCACTACCAAAGGCAATCCTAAAAGTGAGGCAACTTGGCAAGATTCAGAATACCTACATTCAAAAAATTCTGCCAGAGCTTGATCGAGATGGTAGAATTCGTACCAATTTTAATCTTACTTTTACCACTAGCGGTCGTTTGTCTAGTAGTGGTAAGTTTAATGCTCAGCAAATTCCTCGCGATGATCCTATTATCAAAGGCTGTATCCAGGCTCCACCGGGCTACAAGATCGTATCACAAGACTTGACTACGGCCGAAATGTATTACGCTGCTGTGCTGAGTGGTGACAAGAACTTGCAAAAAGTATTCAGTAGCGGAGGCGACTTTCATAGCACAATTGCTAAAATGGTGTTTAACTTGCCTTGCGAAGTAGAGGATGTTAAAAAGCAATATGGTGCTATGCGTCAAAGTGCTAAAGCCATTTCATTTGGTATCTTGTATGGTAGCGGTGCTAATAAAGTGTCGCAAACAGTTACTAAGGCCACAGGCGAACCATATCCTGTAGAGCAAGCACAAAGCGATATTAAACAGTATTTTACTAGATTTAATAAGCTAAAACAGTGGCTAGATACCCGCAAAGCATTTATTGAACAAAATGGATATACTTACAGCTTTTTTGGCAGAAAGCGACGCCTGCCTAATGTATTCTCCAGCGACAAAGGAATCGCCGCCCACGAAGTACGAAGTGGTATTAATAGCGAAATCCAATCGTTGGCAAGCGATATTAACCTACTCGGAGCTATTGGTACTGCTAAGGAAATTAGCAATAGAAAGCTTGACGCAAAAATCTTTATGTTAGTACACGACTCAATTGTGGCACTAGTTAAAGAAGATCACGTAGCAGAGTATTGCGATATATTAAAACAAAATACTCAAAAAGACTGGGGTTGTAGTATCCATGACAGTCCAATCGGAGTGGATCAAGATATAGGAGACGACTACAGCTTTGGAAAATTCATTGAAACCTATACTATTACAGGAAATAAACTTTCCCGTATTTAGATTAGGCGAAAAGAAGCCAACTATTGAGGCTGGAGTAGCTTTCTATATAGCAGAGTATAGTGATAAAGATAGCGCAAAATACTCTAGCAATTACAGAATAGTTGACGATAAAAACATTGATAAGCCAACCATAGGATTACGGCGACTTGCACTAGCAAATAAAGTTTCGCTATTTCCTATCGGTTCGGCTATTTATTTTTTAGCAGATTTAATAAAATTGGCAAAAAGTACTACCTGGTTTGTGGATAACACCGGCCAGGTTTTTCAACATAAAAAATCCAGGCGCGCCAAGCTGACAACAAAAAGGATAAAACAAGTTTTACCTGCGAGTACCCTAGGGTGTGTAATAGAAGTTGAAGGTCTATCACAGCGATTCAAGTCTATGCAAATACCACAAGCATATCAAAAGTATGCCGGTTTACTAGAAGTGGCCGGTGGCCACATATTCTACGGATTTTACGAAATGCAGATAAAAGATACCTGGAGACTAGTATAATGCCTAAAGCAATCATATCTAATAGAATCTACATGGATGATCCAGGTAGAGATCACACTAAACACGTAATGCGAACACTTACTTATAAAATCCATAAGGATACAGGAAGTAAAAAATTTGTAAGTGTAGAAACTATTAAAAACTATAAATCACTAGTAAATGGTATTATTAGTGTACCGCAGGGTAGACTAGACTTAGTACCCAGCGAATATGAAATAGTAGACAAGCGTGTAGTAAATTCCGTGCCATTTCCCACCCCAAAATTTGAGTTGCGCGAAGACCAGCAACTTATATATGACCAAATAACAGATACATGTTTTATTAATGCACTAGTGGGCTGGGGCAAAACCTTTACAGCCCTGCATACTGCTAGAAAATTAGGGCAGAAAACATTAGTAATTACGCATACTACAGCATTACGCGATCAGTGGGTAGAAGAAGTAGAAACGCTATTTGGAATATTCCCAGGAATTATTGGCAGTGGCAAGTTTGATATTGAAGATCACGCTATAGTGGTTGGAAATATACAAACAATAGTTAAAAACTTAGATAGCTTATGTAAAGAATTCGGCACCGTAATACTAGACGAAGCACACCACTGCCCTGCAACTACTTTTGCTGGTACAATTGATGCTTTTCATGCTAGATATAGAATAGCTTTGAGTGGTACAATGACTCGCAAAGATGGCAAGCACATACTGTTTCAAGATTATTTTGGTCATACAGTATACAAGCCACCACAAGCCAATACTATAAATCCTGTAGTGCATATAGTAAAAAGCGGCCTTACATTAAAACCTGGCGCAACTTGGGTTGAAAAAATAAATGATTTAACCCAAAATGACAATTATAGAAAGTTTATTGCTGGTCTGGCTAATATGCATATTAGTGGAGGCCATAGTGTTCTCATTGTAGCTGATAGAGTAGAATTCTTAGAAAAGGTAAAGGAATATGTTGGAGAAACGTGTTTGTTGGTTACTGGCGAAACAGACTTCGAAGCTAGGCAACGAGCCAAAGAACAAATACTCAACCGAGAAAAGATGTGCATTGCTGGTTCCCGCCAAATATTTGCAGAAGGAATCTCAATCAACATCTTAAGCTGTGTAATATTAGCAGTACCAATGAGCAATGATAGCTTACTAGAACAAATTGTAGGCAGAATAATGCGTCCACATGAAGGCAAACAAAACCCCATAGTTGTGGATATACAGTTTGCTGGCTGGGCGGATAAAAAGCAGAACACTGATAGGTTGGGTCTTTACCTGCGAAAAGGCTGGGAAGTTGTAACGGTTTAAAAAATTCAACTTGTAACCACGTAGCCGTTGTGCTATAATATACTTTAAGTTACAGATTATGGCACTTTTCTTTAACCTACAAACTCTTGAGACTAAAACACGGAATGATCCTAAAAAATTAGTCGAGACTTTGCGATTGCATTATATAGGTAAAACAGCACCAAAAAACGCTAGAGATTTAGTGAAACCACTTAGTAACCTTGTTGGAACTAGTTTCTTACTTAATGCAAAAGCAATATTTGAAGATAAAACTACAGATATAGTATATAGGGCACAGTATATAAGACTGGCCGGTCGTAGAGATTACTTACTCTATAAATTATACGGATATACGCACTTAGATTTATCTTATTTTTTGGATATAAATGTTAACACAATACAACATAATCCGCTATTAACGATAACCGAAAACAAAATTTATTTTAAATACGAGGAAAAAATAAAAAATGGCACTTAGTTTTAAACAAACCAAAGGCAAAGCAATCAAAAATACAGTTGAAGCATACGAATACAAAGATGGCGAAAACACAGTTCGTTTGATTGGCGGAGTCCTTCCACGATATATTTACTGGCTCAAGGGTACTAATAACAAGGATATTCCTGTGGAGTGCCTGGCCTTTAGTCGTGAAAAAGAAAAATTTGATAATCTAGAAAAAGACCACGTTCAGGACTTTTTCCCAGATGCAAAGTGCAGCTGGAGCTACAGTGTTAACTGTATTGATCCTAAAGATGGTAAGGTAAAGGCACTAAATCTTAAAAAGAAACTGTTTGAACAAATTCTTACAGCCGCAGAAGATTTGGGCGATCCTACCGACTATGACAG